GGTATGGAAAACAGCACGCTTGTAGCCGTTTATTGGAAATGCTAGAAACACCACCAGCAAATATACCTGATGGTGTTTTCTTTGCACCAACACCGGCTATGCCTGATGAATGTAAAGTTCCTGGAAATGTCTTAGAATCGTACCATAAATATTACAATCGTCACAAAAGACATATTGCAAAATGGACTAAAAGGAGCGTACCTTCTTGGTATGAATTAGATTATGCCGGTTTATCAGTTTAAAAATACAGAAACAGATGAAGTGTTTGAGGAAATTCTTTCGATTTCTAAAAAAGAAGAATTGTTAGAAAAGAATCCACATATTCACCAAGTGCCAACAGGATTTACAATTGTTGGTGGTGTTGGTGATAATATGGATGCAAAAACTCCTGACGGTTTCAAAGAGGTGTTGGCAAAAATTGGTGAAAAATATGATGACAGTCCTCTTGCTGATCGTTACACCAAAAATAAATCTAACAAACAAATTAAAGCACGAGAAATCGTCAAAAATCATTGGAAGAACAAATAATATATTATGTTTGAATTTGTGAATTTACCTGAATTGGATTTTGATTTAGAATCCAAAACAGAAAATGGTGGTCGTAGATATGTTACACCAAATGGTGATGCTTATCCTTCTGTGACCACTATTCTTTCTGCCTACAACAAACAAGCTATTAAAGAATGGCGTGAACGAGTAGGTGAAGAAGCTGCCAATAAAATTTCAGCACAAGCGTCTAGTCGAGGAACAAGATTACATTCATTATGTGAAACTTATTTACTCAACGAACTATCTCCATTAAAACTTCAATCAGTCATGCCTGATGCAAAAGAACTGTTCAATAAAATAAAACCAAAGTTAGATGCTAATATTGGTAAAATATATTCACTTGAACAAGCATTATATTCCGACAAATTAAAGATTGCTGGTCGTGTAGATTGTATTGCTGAATGGAATGGTGAATTATCTGTAATTGATTTTAAGACAGCCAGTAAAGAAAAGAATGAAGAATGGATTCAAAACTATTTTATGCAGTGTTCAGCATATGCAGAAATGTTTGAAGAAAGAACTGGTAAACCAATCAATCAGATTGTGGTTGCAATTGCTGTGGCAAATGGTGATACTCAAATCTTTGTAAAAGAAAAAGAAGATTATTTACGAGGTTTGAACTTTTTTATTGATGAATATTATGATACAGTGTGAGGTAAACTATGCCAATTATAACAGAACCTATTGAAGAAGTAAAAGAATATATTGAAGATAACACACCATTAGAATTAACAACAGGTGATATTGCTGATGTTTGGTTTGTTATTTTTCTTGGAATGTTAATGTATTTCTTTAGTAACTTTGTTTCACTATTGATCAAAGTTGGTGGGGCTATATTAGTTATACTTGGGCTTTATACAATATTTTTAGCATAGGAAACTAAATGGCTGCAAAAAATGATATTACTGGTGACAGTATAAAATCAAAAGGACCATCAACTGCTTATGAAGATGGTTGGGATAGAATATTTGGAAAGCATAAAACTGCCGAAGAAGCTTTACAAGCTCATGTGAATGGATTTCCAAATGATAAGATGTTTAATGATGAAAAAGTGTGCAAAAAGTGTGGGTTTAAGCAACAAATAGACAAAGAACCCCCTGTTATATTGTGCCAATCGTGTGGTGAGTTACTTTAAGGATATAAATAAACTCACATCTTCATAAAAAGGAGAATGTATGCGTAAAGGATTGATTTATATTATTCCGGCATTTCTGACAATATTAGTAAGTGTTCTAATATTTCAAACAGGGTCAAAAGCCGTTCAAATAGAAGCACAGCAAAAAAGTGATTTCAAACATAAAGTAACATTCGAACAATTAACAAGCAAAACACAAGATGAAGTGATGTGTTTAGCTGAAAATATATTTTTTGAATCAGCACATGAACCACTCAGTGGTCAAGTTGCAGTAGCTATGGTTACACTCAACCGTGTAAATAGCAGTGATTTTCCAAATACTATTTGTGGTGTAGTGAAACAAATTAAGTATAGAGGTATCTGTCAATTTTCATGGTATTGTGAAGGTAAACAACCAATGAAACACTTGACAAGACACAACAAAGTGTTATATAATGATATCGTTAATTTAGCAGTAGATGTATATGCTAACCACGACAAGATGAATGATCCATCACGAGGCGCTTTATTCTATCATGCAAATTATGTTCGACCTATTTGGCGTAAAAACTTAGATAAAGTGGCAGTGATAGGAAAACATATTTTTTATAATGAAAAGGGAAACTATGAGTGAGAAATTAAATATGACTTTTGCAATTTGTTTAACAATTATAATATTATCTTGTATTGGCTCATATCAATATTATCACACACAAGACCGACAATTGATGGCTAAGAATGTAACAGATGCCATTGATAAAGGAATTGATCCGCTTTCAGTAAGATGTGCATATGCTTCTGAGATAGATGCTGTTTGTGTTGCATATGCTTATACATCCAAAACACCAGATTTTCAACCAGCACCAACTAAAAAAGTAAAATAATATGCCCACAAAAGATGAAATGGCGAAATTTGCCAAAGAAATACATGACTTGGTTTCACGCACTGATTATAATTACATTGAAGCGATTACAGCTTATTGTAAAGAAACTGGTTTAGAAATAGAAGTAGCGGCAACTCTTTGTAATGCTAATCTTAAAGCACGATTAGAAAGTGATGCAATGGATAATAATATGTTAAAAGACAAAGGTAATCGATTACCAATATGAGTTTTGTTGTTATCTCATAAAAATAACAATCCAACCTATAATAAGGAGAACTATTATGGCTGATTTACATTTAGACCTTAACACAATCGTTAATGTTGCAGTAGCAGTAGTAGTGGTTGAATTAGTCGGTAAATTAACTGGCTGGTGGTAATTTTATTATAGAGTTTGGGAGAACTCTTTAAAACTCCCCTTTTATGACAGGTTACGAAACTTACACTTTATATAATGCACTTAAACTCCATTTTACCAAAGAATCATTTGATTTCTTCAAATATCACGGTAAAACAAATGTCACACCTGAACAATTTGAAAATCGAAAAGACAAATATCATTTCTACAAACTATCCAGAAGAATAACGGATAGAGATGAAATGATTTTATTTTTGGTCTATAATTTTATTGAAAAAGAAAATGTATGGGTTGGTGAACTCTTAACAGATGATGCTAATAAACGATATCTCAATCACAAAAAAGTTTTACAATCTCTTTCTTATACTTTTGAGAGTGATTGTAAAAAGTTATTTGCTGATGGTAATCCAAATGACTTAATCCGAACAAATGGTGAATATCCTAAACTCTTAACAATGGCACTACAAAGAGATATAACGATTGAATCTATTTGTATATTGAACTCAATTCTGAATTTCTTTCCAATGTGGACTAACAAGATTTCTGATACGATACATTGGCCTGAGTTTAGAATGAAAGTTCTAAAGTTTACCGCATTTCTACCAAGAGATGTTGTAAAATACAAACTTATCCTCAAAAAACTTCTTAATGAGGATAAATAACTTTATATTATGAAATATGTGGATAAGAAGTAATACATTTAATATACAATTATATACAAGGAAAATACGATATGAATAGTTTTGCAAATCTCAAACGCAATCGTTCTAGTTTAGATAAACTCACTAAAGCGATTGAAACAACTACTAACCCTTCCCAAGATTCAAATTCAAACGAAGATACAAGATTCTGGAAACCAGAAGTAGATAAAGCAGGTAACGGCATGGCTGTTATTCGTTTTCTACCAGCACCAGCTGTAGATGGTGATGATGCGTTGCCATGGGTTCGAGTATTCTCACATGGATTTCAAGGTCCTGGTGGTTGGTATATTGAGAACTCATTGACAACTCTGAACCAAAAAGATCCTGTTTCTGAATATAACTCTACATTATGGAACTCAGGTATTGAAGCAAACAAAGAAATTGCTAGAAAACAAAAGAGAAGATTACATTATATCTCTAACATTCTAGTTGTTTCTGATCCTGCTCATCCTGAAAATGAAGGTCAAGTTAGATTATTTAAGTTTGGTAAAAAAATCTTTGATAAGATTACTGAAGCAATGAATCCAGAATTTGCTGATGAAGTGCCAGTTAACCCATTTGATTTATGGGACGGTGCCAACTTCAAGTTAAAGATTCGAAATGTTGAAGGTTACCGTAACTATGATAAATCTGAATTCGCTGATAAAGAACCTGTTATGGGTGGTGATGACGATAAACTTGAAAACTTATGGAAACA